CTTGCAAAGACTCTCATTCCTGTAGTCGTTGGAGCGGCAGCAGTAATGGGTGGCCAAGCTTGGCTGGCTCCATTGGCTAAGCAACTCACTGAAAACGTTATTGAGAAAGTTGACTCTAATCCAAACGATTCAACTCAACTTAAGTATGGTCTTTCTTTTGGAGAAGAAGACGAATACAAGAAATGGCTAACTCCGAACAAAGAGGAGCAATAAATATGAGTAAGTCTCTTGTTGATGTTCTTTCTGAGCATATCCAGCATCTACATATGATAACACTTCATATTCTGGAAATGATCAGAGAACAATCTGGATTACCATCGTTAGATGATGAAGATGACGACAGTGATGAAGATAACGATGGTGACGTGAATATTGAAAACACCTCGTCCAATACAAGACCTTCAAAAAGAACTATGTGGGATTCAATAGAAGAGAGAAGAACGAAATCGCCGATTACTAAAGAGGCAACTATTGAATCAATCACTTAGGTGAAATCATGGGTAGTGTCAGTGGGTTAGCCGGACTCAAGAAAAAGCTTCAAGCTAATGCTAAGAAGTATGGAGTTCAGAATGCTGATTACACTGTTGGATTTACTCAAAAGTACGCCGTCTTTGTCCATGAAATCAAAAGGAATTACAGGGTAGGTGATTACAAGTATCTGGAAAAACCTTACAGGGAACTCCATGCTGAACTCTTGAGGGATATTGGTCTTGGAATTGAGAATGGGGGTGATCTTGATTCTCTACTACTTAAAGCAGCTTTGAAGATTCAACGAAAAGCCGTCAAAAGAAACAAGGAGACTCCAGGAGAAGGGGTTCCTGTAGACACCGGGGCACTGAGAGCTTCCAGCTTTGTTACTAAGACAAGTGATCTTGAGGCTGCTGCTGCTGCTGCGTACCTGGTTTCAGAAGCTATTAGAAAAGCTGAACTTGCTAAACGAAAAACCTCAAAAGCCAAGAAAAAGAAGAAGCGATGAGCGGATCACTAGTTCATTCTCCTGCTCAAATTCTTCAATACCTATTGATTCAATTGAGTCAAGGAACACTGCCCTCTGATGCTGGTTCATGGCCGATTTACACTTCAGAAACTCCAAACAAGCCAGACATCTGCATTACTACTTTAGACACTTCCGGAATGGATGCCGGAAGAACTTCTCCTGATAATGAAAGACAGGAATTCCACGGAATTCAAGTTTTGATCCGAGCAAGCGACCACTCTTCGGGATACACAAAGTCAAGAGCTATAGCAATCGCACTTGATGGAGTAGCCAGAATCTCAACGACAATCAGTTCCAGTGTTTATCACATCCAATCGATTAAAAGAACATCTGATGTGATTGTAGTTGGTACCGATAAACCCGAAGGAAAACGAAGTCTGTTTACTGTGAATTGTCTTGCAACTATCAGACAAACTGTCTAACCAAGGAGAAGAAAAATGACGGCACCTACACCTACGGCACGGGTTACTCCGGATGGAATCAAGATTGATGATGGCCATTCAACACTAGTCACTTTTGCGGCTGATACTGATATCAGTTTCTGGGAAAAGTCTGTTACTCCACCAGGACAAGACGGAGGTGATGAGAATGATACAACTACGATGCACAATGTAACGTATCGAACTCGTTCTCCACGTAAGCTCAAGACGCTTACTGAAATGCAAATGACGGCTGCCTATGACGCAAAAGTTATCGATCAGATCACTTCGTTGATCAACGTCGAAACTACAGTCACCATCACCTACCCTAATGGTGACACTCTTGCGTTCTTCGGATTCCTAAAGTCGTTCGAACCTGATGCTCTTGAAGAAGGTTCACAACCTGAAGCTACTGTAACTGTGGTTCCTACTAACCAAGACCCAGCTACCGGAGCTGAAGAGTCTCCTGTCTTTACCGCCGCGTCTGGAACGTAAGCATACCGGAACTCTTCGCGGGGTTTCGCTACCGAGCCGGAGTGGGGTTAATCACTCTACTCCGGTTTTTCTTTATTACCCTGGAGCAAACATGAGTAACCAAAAGCCGATCATCTATGAATCAGTAGATTTGATCAAGATTCCTGTGACTCTTGCCGGAGTTCAGTATTTTCTTCAGGAAGCCAGTGGGGATACCGCTGTCAAGTATAGAAATGCAGCGGTTAACTGCACAAAGTTCAAAGGTGGAAAGCCTGATTCAATTGCCAACATTGGAGACATTGAACCCCTATTGGTTTCTTTGTGTTTAACCGATGAAAAAGGAACTAGAGTTCCAGAAAAAACAATCAGGAGTTGGCCTGCAAGACTTCAGAAAGAGTTGTTCACTCGCATCAAGGAAATCTCTGATCTTGGTGAAGATGAAGACTCCATTGAAGAACTTGAGAAGAAGCTCACAGAAGCTAAAGAGCGAAAAGCCGAATTGGGAAACGAGTCAACCAATACAGAGGATGGCTCAAGTTAGCCTCGCATCTAGGCATGTCTCTAGATGAGTGTATCCAATCCCATACCCATCGACAGTATCGAATTTGGTTGACGTTCTTACAAGAACAAGAGACCCAGCCTGATGTTGTTTGCTACTACTTGATGCAGCTAACGGCTGAAGTTCGTCGAGTAACTCAAGGAAAGAAATCCAAAGCAATAAGGCTCAAGGATTTTTTCTTGAAGTTCACTGGCAATAAACCAAAACTGACTTCAACTCAACGAGAATCTCTTTCCAGAACTGCCTGGAGTTCATTACTCGGCGGTCCGGAAAACATCAGAGATAGTAAGGACTTGTGATGTCCAGCACTAATGAAGTCGGAAGGATGGTTGTTCGTTTATTGGGAGAAACCCGACAATATCAGAAGTCTCTCAAAGAAGCCGAACGAATCACAGAAGATTTTGCCAAGTCAACCGATGGTAAGATGCGTGAGGCTAGAAGCCGCTTTGTTTCTGGAGAAAAAGTAGTCCAATCTGAACTTGATAAGACCAGAGTTCAATTACTGAAAGCTGGTCTTCAAGTTCAAATGTATGGAAATGCTTTTTCTGCTGTTGGAGATAAAGTAGCCTCTGTTGGTAGAAAGATGACTCTTGCTGTTACCGCTCCAATCGTCGGAATTGCTGCTGCTTCCATTAAGATGGGAGCAGATATGGATGCGGCATTTCTTGGAGTTCAGAAAACAGTTAACGGAACCCCAGCAGAACTCCAGAAAGTTCGATCAGAGTTAGAAGCTCTAGGGACTACTGGGGGAGTCGCTGTTGATATCAATGAGCTTTTTGGAATTGCTGAAGTTGGTGGACAACTTGGCATCGCTCGTGAAGATATAGTAAGTTCCACGAAGACCGCTGCTGATATGGGAGTAGCAACTAATCTCTCATCAGAAGAAGCTGGTCAAGCCCTTGCTCGTATTTCCAACATTACTGGAATGTCAAAGAAGAAGTTTGACAATCTAGGTTCCAGTATTGTTGCTCTTGGAAACAGCACAGCAACTTCAGAAAGCGAAATCGTAGCTATGACTTTGAGACTGGCAGGAGCCGGTTCTCAAGTAGGTATGGTAGAGCATCAGATTACTGCTCTAGCTGCTTCTCTTTCTTCTGTGGGTATTGAAGCAGAAGCTGGCGGTACAGCATTCAGTTAATTGATGCTTAACATCTCTACAGAAATTGCTACGGGTGGAAGTCATCTTGAATCTTTCGCCAATACCGCTGGAATGACTGTAGATGATTTTACTCAAGCATTTGAAACAGATGCTCTTGGAGCTATCAAGACACTTCTCAGTGGTTTGAGGTCTATGGATAGTTCTGAGGGTATCGTAGCTATCAAAGAAATGGGAGTAGAGGGTATCAGAATGACTGATGCTCTACTTAGAAGTTCAAAAGCTGTAGACCTACTTTCTACTGCTATGAAAACATCTGAAAAAGCCTTTGAAGAAGGAACCGCTTTAGCTGAAGAAGCTCAAATCAGGTACGACGGATTCTATGGGCAACTGATACTTCTTATGAATGCTGTGAAGCTAGTAGCCGGCGAAATCTTCCACGCTCTCAAACCAGCATTAGACGCTGTTATCGCCGGAGCTAAATGGTTCGCTTCTGCTTTCAGAGAACTCCCTGTAGGAATCAAAATAGCTATTGCAGCTATGGCTATTCTAGCCGCTGTAGTTGATCCACTTCTATGGTTGTTTGGTTCTTTCGTGAGTACTCACGAAAG